GACAAGTTGTCACAAAATCTGCTAGTTCTGCCAAGACTCTTAGAATTGATGGCAACATGAGTACTGGTACGAATAGGCTTTCACCTGTAATTGATATCGGCAGAAGTAGATCAGTTATCCTCATAAATAACTTGATTAATAATGATAATTCGAATGAGATTTTAAACTTTGGTAATTCTACTACAAAATATATTAGTAAGAAGATTGTATTAGCAGACGGACAGGAAGCCGAAGATATTAAAGTGTTAGTATCTGGATATCGTCCACCTAATACCGAAATTGATGTATATGCTCGTTTTCAAAATGGTCAAGATTTGGATGATTTTAGAGATAAACATTATACTAAGTTAAATTTAGTCGAAACACAAGCTTCTAATACCGTATCAAGTATTGTCAATAAGGATGACTTTATTGAATTAGAATATGAGATACCTTCTTCTAATAACTCATCATTGGGTGCATTCAAAAACCCCAATAATAATGATATACTTAGATATAATAATAGTTCTGGCGCTAACTTTGATACATTCAAGTATTTTAGTCTAAAGATTGTCTTGAGAAGTAGTTCTTCAAATATTGTACCAAGAGTAAAAGATTTAAGAGCTATTGCTCTACAGATTTAAGGGGTCAAAATGTATCTTAAAGTAGAAGAAAGTAACGATTTAGTCAGAGATTCGGAAACCGGTGCTGTTCTAAATGTTAATAATAAAGCATTACAAGCTTACAAAAATCAAAAGAAACAATTTCAAAAAATAAATCAAGTAGAAAGTAGACTTGATAAAATTGAAAACTTACTTTTATCTCTTCAAGATAAATTAGACAGAATAGGCAGTTAAAATAATGACTACAATTACTCTACCAATTAGTCCATTATCTTCATCTAATACTTTTCTACAATTGATGGGAGATGTTAATCTTATTAAGACCTTAGCTGCTGATGCAAGATATTATGTTGCTAATTCAACCTTTCAAGATTTAATTAATAATTCTGATGGTTCTTTTGTTTTAAATTCTGGGTCTGTTATGAAAGGACCATTGGCTTTAGATTTCAATGGAGCTGTTGAACTTAGACTAGAAAGTAATACTGCTATTGAGTCATCTATTTTATTAAACTTAGAAGGCAGTGGTAATCCAGACTTCAAATTGACGAACGATGATAATTTTAAAATTTTGAAAGGTAATGACGGTAATACATTTGATTCAAATTACTTGACAATTCTTGGTACTAATGGTAATATTGGTATCGGTACGGCAACTCCTACTAGTAGATTAGATGTAAAATCTAGCAGTGATGTTCAAATAGAAGTGGAAAAAGATGGTGGGGGCGGCGGATTTATTGGCGTTGATTCGTCAAATGTATTGAACATTGGCAGAACCGGGCCTGTTGACCTCGCATTTAAGACAAACAGCACCGAACGTTTGCGTGTTAGCGCCACCGGCAAAGTCGGTATCGGCGTGACAAGTCCTGCTGATGAGTTAGACGTAAGCGGAAATATGCGTTTGAGAGGAACCTCAACAGAGGATCGGCGTATTGAAGTTGGGTTAAGAAGAACTGGCAATGGGAACGCTTTTATAGACCTGATTGGCGACACCACTTACTCCAATTACGGTTTGAGGTTTCATCGATTGGGCGGCGCAAATTCGCCCTCCCAAATTATGCACCGAGGCACAAGCGGATTACATCTTCGAGCACAAGATGCTGGAAAAGTTATTTTTATGACAAACGACACCGAGCGTGCGCGTGTTAGCGAGACTGGAAATGTTGGCATCGGCACAGGAGTTCCCGAGGAGAAATTACATATCAAAGGTGGTTCATCGACTGGCTCACTGATAGTTTCAGAGTCAACCTCCACATCTCAATATTCTGGTGGTGGTATTGCTTTAATGAATGGCGCTACGTCAAACGATAGCCATGTCTTAATTAATACCTTCATTAGGGATTCTGACGGCTCAGATTCAGGTTTTACTATCAATCAAATCGACGGCAATCGAGCGTTTGTCAATACATTGGCAACTTATGACCTATCGGATCATTTTTGGAATTTTCTTACCAACGGGTCTCACCGTTTACGAATTGATTCCAGCGGCAATGTATTGGTGATCACCAGCAACCTGGGTATTGGGACCACCAATCCGCAAGATAAGATACACATTTCAGCAAGTTCTCCACGCATTAGATTAACAGACACTGATACAGGAGTAGACCACCGCATTAATGCCGACAGTAGTGCTGGAAGTCTAATATTCGATGTAGATATACATAGCGAAGCATCAGGTCCAGGTATGCTTTTTAATATACAGGGTACAGAGCTTATGCGTATTGGCGCCGCCGGTAATGTTGGTATCGGCACCAGTTCTCCTCAAAATAAATTACATGTAGCTGGAACCATTCGTAGTACATCTGGTTTTATTGGTGATATAAAATCATCTAACGGAACAAAAGTTATTGACAATGGTACAGATGGTACAGACGCAAAATATGAAGGTTTATTCTGGTCATATGGTGGTAATAAATATAATACAGAAACAGGAACTACATATACTTTAGTTAGAGATGATGCAGGTATTACAAAAAGAATTAACAATGGGTCAGGAACAACAATAACAGTTCCTGCGAATGCTACAGTTGCTTTCCCTATTGGAACTTATATTAATTTTGTACAAGAGGGAGCAGGACAGATTACCTTTTCCGCTGCTGGTGGAGTTACTTTAAATCATACTGACTCTCATACAAAATCTAAATCTAGGTATGCAATGGTGACACTTTATAAATTAGATACGAACGTTTGGATTCTAGGTGGTTCTACCGCCGCTTAACTTTATTATAGGAGAAATAAAATGAAGATTGAACTATCCGTTGATTTGGTGAATAAAATTTTGAACTACTTAGGTAGTAAACCATATATAGAAACAGCACAGATTATTTCTGAAATTCAAAAAGAAGTACAAGAATCAAATCAACAAGAGGAAAATTTAGATGGCTAATCCTAATATTGCAGCAGCCACTACTATCAAGGGTCAGAGTACTAATGGAAACATAACAACTAGTCCTACAGTAGTTTTAACTAATTCTGGATCTAGTGGTAAAGTATTCAAAATTAATACCATGGTAATTACTAACATCGATGGCACCAATGCGGCAAACTTTACCGCGAGTGTAAGTGTTAATGGTGGTACTGCATATAACCTTTTCAGTACAGTGAATGTAGCGGCAGATACAGCTACAGTTGCTATTGATAAGAATAGTACTTTTTATCTACTTGAAAGTGGTACTATCAGTCTAGTTGCATCTGGTAACAGTGATTTAACTTACATGATTAGTTACGAAGAAATCAGTTAAAATGCCTACACCATTCTTTGTTGCTGGTTCTATATCCTCTGGCGATCAAGCTGCACCTGTTACAATTGAGAGTTGGGGTGCTGGTGGTGCTAGAGGCAACCCTCCAGGTTGGGGTCAATGGAATCCTGGTGGTGGCGGTGGTTATGCAAAAGCAACCTTTGTTTTAGACGCAGGAACAAGTCTTAATGTTGTTGTTGGTGATGGTGGTGGCAGAGATGGAACAACAGACTTTGGCACTCATCAGGTTGGTCCAGCAGGTGGAGGCGGTGCTAATCCTGGTAATGATGATACAGGTGGTGGCGCTGGTGGTGGTTACTCTGGTGTATTTGAAGGTCCGGTATCACAATCAAATGCATTAATCATTGCTGGGGGTGGTGGTGGCGGTAGTAGCTATCCAAGTTCATTTGGTGGCGGTGGCGGTGGTACAACGGGTAGTGCTGGAATTCCGGCGGCCGGCGGTCCATCTTCATACCGTCCAATACATGGTCAAGGGGGTACACAAAGTGCTGGTGGTGCAGGTGGCGGCGGCATCACACCTGGCGCACAAGGTAGCGCATTATTAGGTGGTACTAAAGCACCAAATGGACCAAGAGCAGGTGCTGGCGGTGGTGGTGGATATTTTGGTGGTGGTTCTGGTGGTATGAGTCCACATGCTGGTGCAGGTGGTGGTGGTTCTGGATATATTCATCCTAGTGGTACAGAAACTACTCTCACTACTGGTGGCCATGGCCAACCATCCGGTGGAGTAACAGGTGGCCCTGGTATCGGTTGGGATTCAGGTCCACGCGGTGGTGGTAACTATGGTTCAACATCGGCTGGCGGCCCGTCTAATCCTGGTCGTGGTAACCCAGGTTATGTTAGAATTACGGACCCTGCTGGTACGCATACATTTACGGCACCGGGAACACATACTGTCTCCTAACTTGACAACTGAATAATCTTACTATATAATATGTATTATTTAACATTTGGAGTGAATTATGCAACTAAGAAATGATGCAGGTATCTACTATTTTCAGAATAAAAAATATCTTTCCGTCGATAACTTTGTAGATGAAGATGCTGCTCAGATTATCACAGAAGAATATCTCAAAAAAGCTAGGGAAGATACAGAGAATGAGCTTAACGATTCTCAATGCCCTGTAAACTCTAAAGCCTGGTATGGTCAGCCTAAATGTGAATATTTAATGGTAGACTGTCTTCCTAAGATGGAAGCACTCACCGGATTAAAATTACTTCCTACTTATACATATATGAGAGTCTATGGTCCAGGTGAAGAGTTACACTATCATAAAGATAGAGGGTCTTGCGAGATTAGTGTTACAATTAATCTTGGTCAAAGTGGTGACTTTGACTGGCCTATCTGGTATGCAAACCCGAATGATTTAACTATTCGTGTTCCTGTATCAGTTTTACCTTGTAGTGCTATGATGTATCGTGGTTGTGAAGTACCACACTGGAGAGAAAAATTTGAACCACCTAAAGAAGATGATTGGCAAGTCCAACTCTTTTTACACTATGTAGATAGAGATGGTCCATGTGCTCAGTTTGCATATGATAGACGGGATCAGTTATTCATTGAACCTATCGGTACAAGTGAACTATATAAAACAACTGAGGTGAAATATTCATTGATTGAAGGAGCTACACATAATGTCTGATGGAGAAATTTCGCATGAAGGTCAAATTGTAACTACAACACCATATAAGAATTGGTATTGGTATTTTGATAGTCTTTTCTGGCCTGAACAGATTATGCGTATCAAAGAAATTTGTGAAAAGGGACAAGAAGAAGAGGCATTAACGACTGGTATTACTAATCCGGAAGATGCTAATCATATCATTCGTAAAAACAAAGTATCTTGGCATGATGACGAAGAACTTTATAGTATGGTGAGACCAATCATGCATGAAGTTAACGAGCACTCAGGGTGGAACTTAGATATCACAGCTATTGAACCAATTCAATATACCATTTACTATGGTGATGAAAATCATTATCATTGGCATACAGATACGATTATTGGTGATGATTGGACTAATCCTGAATGGTTAGAAAAAACTAATAATCATAATCATGTATTAGCTAATACCACGAGAAAAATTAGTTGTAGTATTCAACTAAGCTCTCCTGACGACTATGTTGGTGGAGACTTTGAATTACTTCAGGCAGATAGTAAGTTACCTACTGATAGTACTTTAAATAGTGAAGAGCTAAAGAAAGATGGTTTTCTGAATATTTCTACCATTCCTTTACCACACTTTAAAGATAAAGGGTCTGCTTTATTCTTTCCATCATTTACCTATCATCGTGTAAAACCAGTAACAAAAGGTGTACGCAAGTCACTAGTTGTTTGGTTTCGTGGTCCACAATGGAGATAAATAAATAGATTAAAGTAATCCAAACTATAAAGGAAAGACATATGCCAAAGGTAATCGGTAAAGGCGATCACAATGTTATAGGTAAATACCTTTTTGATACAAAGGCTGATACAAGTCAGATTTTTAGTGGTGATTATAATAATCTAAGTAATAAACCAAGCTTGTTTGATGGTAACTATAACAACTTGAGTAATAGACCAAGTTTGTTTGATGGTAACTATAACAGCTTGAGTAATAAACCAAGCTTGTTTAATGGTAACTATAACAGCTTGAGTAATAGACCAACTATTCCAACTAATAACAACCAATTATCTAATGGTAGAGGATTTGTAACAACTTCTGGCATTACTCAGGGTAATGCCGATAATAGATATATTAGAAGAGGAAGTAACAGTGGAAATCCAGATATCACTGGTGTAGATGATATTTCTTGTAATGGTATCTTTGCTGATATTGGAAACGGTGGATCAAGAAGGACAGGATATTTCAGTGTTTGTAATGCTAGTACTTTTCAAGGTGGTCATCATGACTTTGCAGAATTTTTTGAGACATACGATGGGAATGCAATATCTCCAGGTTACACGGTAGTATTACAAGATGGTAAAATTAAAACAGCAACATCAAGTGACTCCACAGATGACATAATTGGTGTTATTAGAGAAAATAATGGAGCCATGATTGTAGGTAATCATGATAGTGGTGTATGGCAAGGAAAATATTTAAGAACAGAGTTTGGCTCACCAATTTATAATGAAGATGGCACCCCATCAATTAATCCTGATTTTGACGATACTCTAGAATATAAAACTAGAGAAGAAAGACCAGAGTGGCAACCTGTTGGTTTAGTAGGGCAGGTACAAATACTAACCGGTCAGCCAGTTAATCCAAGATGGCGTAAAATGAAGGATATTAGAGTTGGTCTAGAACTTTGGTATATCCGCTAACTATAAATATACCATAGACCATAAAGAGAGGGTACTATGGCTAGACCTAATTCAAGAGAAAGTTTTAAACAGTATTGTCTTCGTAATCTTGGTTCTCCTGTTATCGACATCAATGTTGATGATGAGCAATTAGAGGATCGAATTGATGAGGCTTTGCAGTATTATCGTGACTATCACTATGATGGTACCACGCACGATTATATGAAACATCAAATTACCTCAGCTGACTTAACAAACAAATATATACCAATATCTGAAAATGTTCAAGGTATTGTAAGAGTATTTGATATTGATGACACTGGAATTGGTGCATCAAGTTTATTTAATGTTAGATATCAAATTCATTTAAATGACCTATATAATTTTTCAAGTGCTTCATATGCTCCATATGTAAGTGCATTAACTAATATTGCGACTATGGAAGAAATTTTTGTAGGTAAGCAACCAATTCGATTTAATCGACATGTAAATAAATTGTTTATTGATATGGATTGGAATAGCGTAAAGGTAGGTGAATTTATTATTATAGAAGGTTATAGAACAACAGACCCAGACACATATACGGATGTATGGAATGACAGATGGTTACTTCGCTACGGCACTGCACTATTTAAAAGACAATGGGGTGAGAATCTTTCAAAATTCGCTGGTGTACAGTTACCTGGTGGTATCACGCTTGATGGTCCAAGAATTATGTCAGAGGCACGAGAAGAAATTCAAAATCTTGAACAAGAAATGATTACAAGTTATAGTCTGCCTGTACATGATATGACAGGATAATGAAATGGCTGTCAATAAGTATTTTAATCATTTCAATTATGCAAGAGAGCAAGACCTTATAGAGGATTTGACCATTGAGTCAATTAAAATCTATGGTCACGATGTAAAATACGTTCCTCGTACAATTGTAGCAAGAGACAATCTATACGGTGAAGACTCACTGTCTACATTTAATAATGCGGCGGATGTGGAAATGTATATTAAAAATGTAGAAGGATTTGAAGGTGAAGGTGACTTATTATCACGCTTCGGTCTACAGATTCGTGATGAGATTACCTTCACACTTGCTCGTAAGCGTTTTGACCAAATTAGGTCTGAAAAATTAATGACTGAAGTTGGTTATAATTTTGTGATGGAAGATGCCAACACAGCCGCACCTTCAAGACAGTTTTTATCTGGAAATCACGAAACGGAATCTATTGTACTAGAACAAGGCACAGGTGACGGATATTCTATTACATCTAATCGTCCTAATGAGGGTGACCTAATATATTTCCCAATGGTAGACAAGACGTTTGAGATTAAACAGGTTGAGCACGAAACATTATTTTATCAAACCGGCAGATTACAAACGTATGATTTACGTTGTGAATTC